ATATAAATAAAGTTTTACATAAATATAGTTTAATCTCATAATATATTATTATGGAAGAACCAAACAGAAAGAAAGAATGGACCCAAAAGCCATTTAAAATAGAAAATGATGAATTACGGGAAAGAGGAATTGTAGATAGTAAATATAGATTAATTGGAAAAAATGGGTCTAAATTAAGAATAGCAAAAAACAACTATAATGGTGAAATAAAAATGATTTACAAAAATAAAAACTGGCAAGAAGAATATCAAAGATTTTTTAATAATTTAGATGATAAATGGGCTCGATTATATTCATTTTCGAAACCCGTTACAAGTGAAAAATGTAATGAACAGAAAATAGAATTTTGTAGAAAAAAAGGTAAAGTATGTAATCCTAATACAGGTAGATGTAATAATCCAAAAAAAAAGAAAACAAAAAAGAACTTTTTAAAAAGTTCACAAAACAAAACAAAAAAAAGTAAAACTAAAAAAACTCGAATAAGAGAAGATTTATTGTCTGAAACTCCTTCTTTAGAAGAAGTACAGAAACAAAGTATTAAACTTCCAGAAAGCAAAGACGTTAGTAGTTTACAAAGACAAATGTCTATTGATTCTTTAGAAAAAGATTCTTTAGAAGTTGAATCTAAAAGTAAAAAACAACCTAGTGTTAAAACTGTAATATCTAGAGCAGAACCTACTATGGATGAAGATAATACAAAACTAGAAGAAGAAAAAGAAATAGCCAGATTTTCGGAGGATGAATCTTTTGAAGCAGATAGCAAAACTGTAAGTATAAGTAAACAACAATTTAGAGAACAATTCAATACTGAATGTCAACAATTAATTGATTCTTTAAAAGACGGATTACATAAACTATCTATTCAAAGTAAAGAATATCAAAAATTATTAAAATGTACATCTAATAAAAATCGTGAACAAATTAATGAATATAAAAAAATAGATAAGTTATTATATCCTCATTTAGATGACCCTAATTTTGCATTTAAAATAGCCCGTAAAAAAGAATTTAGAGATGTTGAAATTCCAGAAAAATCCAGAGAACAACTTGATAATATAGAAGATGAGGCAAATAAATTATGTAATCCGAATTTAGATTTTGAATTAGATCCACATCAAAAATTTATAAGAAATTTTTTATCCTTCCAAAGTCCTTATAATAGTGTTTTATTGTTTCATGGATTAGGTACTGGAAAAACATGTTCATCAATTTCAGTTTGTGAAGAAATGAGAATATATTATCAGCAAATCGGTTCTAATAAAAAAATAATGATTATAGCAAGTCCAGTTGTTCAAGAAAATTACAAATTACAATTATTTGATGAACGAAAATTAAAATTAATAAATGGGTTATGGAATTTAAAAGCATGTACAGGTAATAAATTCATTAAAGAAGTTAATCCGATGAATACCAAAGGATTATCTAGAGAAAGAGTAGTTAAACAAATAAAAAAAATAATACGTCAATCATACGAATTTTTAGGATACACTGAATTTGCCAATAAAATACATAAATTAATTAAAAAGATTTCTGGAAATGATAATAAAAAAATACAGTTAAGACAAAGGAGAATTATTGAGAAAGAATTTTCTGATAGATTACTAGTTATTGATGAAGTTCATAATATAAGATCAAATGATATTAAACGACGAACAACAAAAAATATGTTAGATTTAGTTAGTTATGCAAAAAATATGAAGTTACTTTTACTTACTGCAACCCCAATGTTTAATGAAGCAACTGAAATTGTTTGGTTGGCAAATTTAATGAATTTAAATGATAAAAGATTTCCTATTGAAATTAAAGATATTTTTGATAAAAATGGTAACTTTATAAAAGATAATCCAAATATGGGAAAAGATTTACTTGTTCAAAAATTAAATGGTTATGTATCTTACGTCTCTGGAGAGAATCCATTCACATTTCCATTTAGAATATTTCCATATGAATTTAATAGTCCTAATTCAATTAAAATACTAAAAAATACAGAATGGGAATACCCTAGTGAACAAATTAATGGAATAAAAATAGAAAAAGAAGAAAAAATAAATTATTTAGATGTTTACGTAAATAAATTACAAGATTTTCAAAATAAAGCATACAATTATATTATTGAAAAATTAAAAGAAAAATATCCTCTTTTACAAGAAAAAAAACAAGGAATTCAATATACAATGATGGACGGACCATTACAAATTCTTAATATAGCATATCCACATGAAGAATTATTAGACGATGATTACTTAAATAAAGATATTGAAAAAGAATTATATGGTAAGAAAGGATTAAGAAGAGTTATGAAATATAATAAAACTACAAAAAAAGAATTTGAATATAAACCATCAACATTAGAAAAATTTGGAAGAATATTTACTTCAGATGGAGAAGAACCTTTACTTAAAAAATACAGTGCAAAAATACATAAGTTTATACAAAAAGTGAAAGAAAGCGACGGTATTTGTTTAATCTATTCAAATTTTATTGGAGGTGGTTGTGTACCAATTGCACTCGCATTAGAAGAAATAGGAATTTATAGATTAAATTCAAGTCGTTCTTTATTTAAAAACAAACCTCAACAGCCATATAAAATTAATGGAAATAATGCAAAATATATTATGATTACGGGCGACAAAAAACTTTCACCTAATAATAAAGAAGAATTAAAAGCAGCAACTGACCCTAATAATCTTAATGGAGAGAAAGTAAAAGTTATTATTATCTCAAAAGCAGGTTCAGAAGGATTAGATTTTAAAAATATTAGACAAGTTCACATATTAGAACCTTGGTATAATTTAAATAGAGCAGACCAAACTATAGGAAGAGGAGTAAGAAAAAAAAGTCATTGTCAATTACCGTTTAATCAAAGAACAGTTGAAGTTTATTTACATGCATCTGATTTACAAGAAAGTCAAATAGAAAGTATTGATTTATATATGTATCGTATTGCTGAAAATAAAGCAATTAAAATTGGACAGGTTACAAGATTATTAAAAGAAAATGCTATTGACTGCTTATTAAATAAAAATCAACAACAAGTGAATTCTAGTAATATAGGTAAAAATATTACTTTACAATTATCCAATAGAAAAACTATGGATTATCAAATAGGTCACAAAGATAATAGTTTAATATGCGACTTTATGGAATGTAATTACAGTTGCAAGCCCAGTAATGAATTATCTGAAGAGATAGGAATTGAAACATATAATCAAAATTATATAATTATGAATATTGAAAAAATTTTAAATAAAATTAAATTATTATTCAAAGAGCATTATATATATGAAAAATCTGAACTAATAAGAAGAATCACATCTATGAAGTCTTATTCTTTAGAACAAATAAATACTGCTCTTGATATTTTAATAAATGATAAAAATGAATTCTTAACTGATATGTTAGGTAGAAATGGAAGATTGGTTAATATAGATAAATATTACATGTTTCAACCAATCGAAATAGAGGAAAATAAAAAATTAACTTTATATCAAATGAAACATCCTATTAATTATAATAGAGAACATTTATTTATTTCATCGAAAAATTTAATTAAAAAAAAAACAACACATATAGAGAAAAAAAGCAAATATTTGGAGTTTTATAATTTTTATGAAAATTATACTATACTTTTAGAAAAAAATACTAAAAACAAAAAAAATTGGATTGAGTCTGCAGGAAATACTATTGATAATTTATCAAAATACAATGATATTCCTAGAGAAATTCTTATTGTACTTGCAGTTGAACATATTTTTGAATTATATGGTACTGTAGAAAAAATTAAATTATTAAATGAAATAGAAAAAATAAAAGTAAATTTAGATGAAATTGACAAAGATATTTTACCAGAATATAACCCAGAATTCTTAATATTATTTCAACAAATTATAGATAAATATTTATTACAACATGATGGTATTAAAATTATTGCTTTGGTTGATTATAATAAAGAAATATGGAGAGGAGGTTATGGTTTTATTAAATTAAATACTGATATGACTCCTTCACAATGGACAACAGATGTATCAGGATTAAATACTAAATTTGTAGAATTAATGGACGAAAGATTTAAAATTAATATTGATAAAATTAATAATTTTATTGGATTTTTAACTAATTCAAAGAGCAAAATTGTATTTAAAGTAAAATCTATAGCCTCTAGTGAACATAAAAGAATTAATAAAGGTCAACAATTGCCTACAAGTGGAGAAAATAGAAGTGTTACTGTGAGAAGACTAAACAATGTTTTAAGTATATTAAATCCTGAAAAAGTAAAATACATTATGGATGATACAAATTCAAATATAGATAAGGTTTATGACGAATCCTTTGATAATTCTATTAATGATATGGAATTAGCAGTTGAATTAGAATTAATATTAAGATATTTAGAATTAAATCAACTAAATAATAGAAAATGGTTTTTCAGTACTTTAGAAGATAAATTAAATGATGTTGAAAATATAAAAGTAGAATAATAAAATTGAAAATAAATAAAAATAAAGAATAAAATATATAGTAAATAAATGAGTGCTACATTAAAAGAAAAAACAAAACGAAGAGGAGGTAAATCTATTTACAATAAAAATATGTTAACTAGAAGATTAGTATTACCTTTTTCAAATATAGGTAATAATTTAATTAATATCATAAAAGAAAAACTAGAAAATGATTTATACAATAAATGTTGTGAAGAAGGATATATAAAAACCGATTCTATTAGAATTGTATCATATTCATCAGGAACTATTATAGGTAATGATGTTAGTTTTGATGTACTTTTTGAATGTTTAGTATGTCGTCCTATTGAAGGACAAATTATTAAATGTAAAGTATCGAATGTTACAAGAGCAGGTATTAGAGCAATATATTTCAAAGAGAAAAAGTCTCCTATTACAATATTTGTAGCCAGAGACCATCATTATGATAATAAATATTTCTCAACAATTAAAGAAGATGATATTATACAAATAAAAGTAATTGGTATAAGATTTGAATTAAATGACGAAACAATTTCAGTAATTGCGGAACTTAAACAACAAAAACAAAGATTAACAAAAATTAAACTCAAAGAATAATTGTTTTAATATTTACTTAAAAATAAATATTAATTTTATTTAAAATGGATACAAACTATAAACTTAAATTAAAAAATAAAATAGAAAAATTGAGTAAAATACATCAATTAAAAGTATTAGAAACTATTATCAAAAATGATATAAAATATAGTGAAAATAGGAACGGTATTTTTTTAAATATGGTTAATTTAAATGATAAAACAATTAAAGATATTGAATCAGTATTAGAATATATTCAAAAACAAGAAAAAACATTAAAAGATGTAGAACATGTAAAAAATGAACTTAATAAAGATTATTTTTCAAATAGTAATAAAGAAACACCTACATATTTATCAAATGAGCATTAAACAAGATAAAATTAAAGAACTTATTAATGAAAACAATAATTTTTGTTTTGATAGTAAAAATATTATTAAATTTAATTTACTATCAAAAATATCACGTGAAATAACTAAAGAAAAAATATATGAAAAAGTAAAAGAAAAAAAACAAGAAGATTTTTTTATACCAAATACAGGTGACAACTTATTTTGGTGTTGGTATATATTTAAAAATGGAGTTGAAGATTATAATATTCTTCCAAATAAATATTTTATTATTGAAAAAAACAGAAAAATAGATTGGATACCTTTTTTAAGAGAAAATAAAAAAGTTTTTAAACCATTAAAATATAAATTATCTAATTTAGAAACTAATTTAGTTAATGAACCTAACATGCATATCACAACATTAGAAACTATATGTTTTTTAAATTCTATAAATTTTGTTGTTATAAAAAACAAAATGATATACAAAAACATTCAAGAAGATTGTGAAGATAATGATGCGATTATATTAAAATATTATTCTGAACAAAAAAAATACGGAATATTTTTAAATAAAAAAGAAAATTTTTTAGAAAAAATAGAAAAAGATTTATTTAGAGTTCAAAATATAGAAAAACCATTAAAAAGTATTGGAACATATAAAGTAAAAGATTTACAAGATATTGCAGAAAAATTAAATATTCCACTAATATCTGAAATTACAAGTAAAAAAAAAACAAAAAAACTACTCTATAGTGATATACAAGAACTATTAGTTTAAAATTGAAATATATATAAAATAATATGTCATAATTTATATATATATGGAATTATCAAAAAATAATGAAATTAGTCCACAAGAAAGATTAAATGAATATATTGGTATTTATATTGCTGACAAAAGAAATAATCAAGATGAATTAGAAGTTCGTTTTGGTACAAAATATTATAACACTATAACCAAAATACATTTTGAAAATATTATTGCAAAAATTAAATCTTTAGGATTTAAACCTCATATACCAGAGGGTGAGTCTTATTTGAATATACAAAATGAATACGCCGACCCAAAATCAGGAAAAATGAGATTATCAAACATCAGAACAACTATTAATGGTGTACATAATATACAAAAATATTGTAAAGAAAATAATCTTATTTCTGATAATTTACCTATTGGTACTGAATTTTTACAAAAATTTTCAAAACGAAATAATGATAATAATTTACGACCTATTGATTTTCATGATTTTCATTTTAGGGTAAATTATAAAACAGAAAGAAAATTAAAAAGTAATAGACAAGAAGTAATATCTTTATTACAGAATTGGAAAGACACAAAAAAAGTTTTTAGATACATAAAAAGATTTACTTTCTTTCATTATGATTTTCCTTTTAAAATAGATTGTAGTATTGTTAAAACTTCAAATAAAAAAAGAGACTACATTTCAGCATACAATATAGAAGAATCTAACGTATTTAATAACCCAGAAAATTATGAAATAGAAATAGAATTATTAAATAGTCGAGCAAAATTTATTTATTCTAGAATTGATGGTATGTCTGACCAAGATTTACTTTTACATCAACTTAGAAAAGGAATCCAAATTATTTTATCAGGATGGCAAAAAACAAATTTTCCTGTATCTTATCAAGAAATTAGAAATACTCAAAAAGAATATTTATCTCTTATACATAAATCATCTGAAGAAAAATCTTATCGAGATAAACGTATAAGTACAAGAGATTTTTTAGGACCTTCTTCTATTAGTTTGGAAACACAAAATATTATACCATCACAAGAAGATTCAAATATACCTAATATTAATATGCCTTATACCGTAACAGATAAGGCAGACGGTTCTAGAAAACTTTTGTTTATTAATAAAAAAGGCAAAATATTTATGATTGATACGAATATGAATTTCCAGTTTACAGGTAGTATAACAAAACACAATAAATATTTTAACTCTATTTTAGATGGAGAGCATGTATTAAATGATAAAGAAGGAAATTTTATTAACTTATATCTTTGTTTTGATATTTACATGATAAATAATAATTATGTTAAACAACATCCTTTTTATAAAAGTAAGATAGAAGAAGACGATGAAGAAACATATAGATTAGAATTAATGTATAAATTTGTACAAGGTCTTGATTCTATTTGCATTAGTCGTAATTATTCTACACCTTTATCTATTAAAGAAAAAAAGTTTTACTCTAATTTAAATTCAAACATATATGCTGAATGTAAAAAAATATTAGATGGTGTTAATGATGATACACTTTTTAACTACGAAACAGATGGATTAATTTTTACTCCTAGTGATAAAAGTGTAGGTTCAGATGTTTCAAATAAATTAACTGCATCTAGGAAAATTACATGGAATTACTCTTTAAAATGGAAACCCTCAGAATTCAACACTATTGACTTTTTAGTAACAACATTAAAAGATGAATCTAAAAATGATGTTGTCAGTAATTTATATCAAGA